CCAAGCTGAATGTGTAAGTCACAGACAAAGTATCACTGCTCACCACAGAACGATCACCGGGTGAGCCAAAGTCAGCCGCTGAGAACAAAGTCCCTGCTGTACCGCCTTTAGCACTACCACTAGTCAAGAACGCCCCGCCTACAGTTGTTGTGCCGTTGATGTTAAACGTGGCAGGAGAAGCCGTGTTAGTTACAACAGAAGGATTAGCCGCCGTAGCCGTAACAAACGTAGCCGCTACACGGGTTGCATTGCTGTAAGCCGTAACTTCAGTCCAGCCAGCGTGAGAAGACATCGTGTCGCCAGCCGCAGGTGTATTAGAAGCACCAGCCCCGTACAGGCCAAGGAACCAAGAGGTAATCTGGGTCACTGAGGTCAGTGCAGAACCAGCCATGTACTGAAGGCCAACGTTGACTACCAAGTTCTTAGACTGGGCTTCCCACTTTAGGTTACCGTCTTTGTCATGGCATTTGATTTCAAATAGGCCAGTGGCTTTTGCTTCCTCACCGGCTTTAAGATTACAAGTCAGACCGCTAGAAACATGGTCGGTGGCTGTAAGTTTTTCCGTGGTCATATTGACTCCTTAATTAGAAGAACGAATCAATGCCGCCGTTGCTGTATTGGCAGGCATTGTGATGGTGAAATTTGTGGAGGTTTTATCAGACCCAAAGTCCAACACTGCAATAGATTTATTACCTTGCGTGACGTTGTAGATCAAAGCACAACGAGCCGTGACGGATGCGCCAAAGACTACATCAGCAAAGTCTACAAAAGCTGTATATTCAGAAGAACTGATTGTTACGCCCGTCAAGGCTACCCCGCCTGCAACGTACCCAGTCCCTGTAACTTCACCAGATGCCGTGTAAACAGTAGTTGCTTCGTTTAAATCAGCATTAGCTGTGTACAGAGCAATCTTTAACGTATTGGTGGATAGGTTATGAACGCCTGTATATAGCTCTAATTTAAAGCTGGTTGTCTGGGTTTGGAGAATGCTACTCACGATACTGCCACCCTAACTTGACCATCACGATAAGCATCAGCACGTTGCTTGCCATCCGACAGGTTTTTATACAAAGCAATAGCTTGTACGTAACGAGCTTGAGCAAGAGCAACCATATCCCCATCACCCTTCATAAAGGTGTAAGCCTCACAGATAGTGCCATACAGCAATACGGAATCAAAGTTATCACCCAGCCAAGTATTGGTAGCTGTGACAATAGACTCAGGGTAGTAGTTGTAATGAAGTTCAGCGTAATAGGCTCCGCTAGGTGTTGGCCCAACAATGAACGTCAACTCATTTACATCGTTTGATTGGGGGCCAAAGATTGCGTAGTGTTTTGGCTCACTTAACTGTGCTGTCAAAGGATACGCTTCACGGATAAAGTTAACGTCTTTGTTAAGCAGATACAGATAATCGCCTTGAAAGACTACCGCTCCAGACACAGTGCCGCTGTTAGCAACAGTTAAGGTAATGGTTGTGCTGGCAATGCTTCTAACCAGCGCATTTGTACCAATGTTTGTCCCAGTTACCTGCTGACCCACTTCAATACCTGTCGTACTAGCCACCACAATGGTCTTTTGACCGGACGTTCCTGTGGCAGTTGTAGCGTTGTACGGATATACGGCAAGGCTATAAACAGACAAAAAGTCTGAAGGACACTGTAAGTACTTATTGCCAACGCTCAACGAGCCTGTCACGTTCTTTCTCAAGTTAGCAGGTTGCGCTGTGTTATAGATGCGCTGTTCCGCCTGACGGATGAAAACATTCATGTTGACAGTTGGGAAAGAGTTCTCGCAGTAATCGTTTACTTGCGTGACAAGCTCACTGTAGTTCATGCCATTGGGCCTCGTGCCATTAAGCCTTTGGTAGCCGCGCCAGTACCGCGTACTTTAATACCAGAAGTTTTTGTTGCTGGCTGTGCACGGCGAGAGATGTTACCTACAGACATATTGACTGTATTAGCATCACTGTGGTCGGGGCCAGAGCCGGGGTTGTCAGTAGCTTTAACAACTTTGCCGGACATTGTGTGCGGCTTGGCATAGACCTTGGCATCACCAACTTCTTTACCCATCATCTTTTTGCTAAATGTAGCCATGATTAGCCTCTTTTCTGATTGGCAATTTTTGCCAAGTTACGACCCATAGTCTTCATGTCAGAGTTGGTTTTACCCTTACCCTTACCCATGCCACCGTGCATCATTTTGGCAACGGGGCCGCTATCACCTAGATTTTTGCCCTCGGTCTTGCCTTTTTTAGCAATGCCATCGGCTGATTTTGTAAATGCCATTTTAAGCTCCTTAAGATATGCTTACTGTACCAACAAATGTTGTTGCCACCAAGTAGTTTGGTGTCAAACCTGCATCATTAAAACTAGCCCCACCAACTGGAGCCCAGCCCCATTGAATGTCTCGTGAACCGCCTGACAAATTACCAGCAGAATTAACACCAGAAGTTACATACGTTGTGTCCCTACGAGGGTTACGCAGGGCTTGTGGATCATCTACCGGAAACGTACCTAACATCAACTGCGGCTGGTCGGGATCCCAGCACTCGGGACAAACCAACAACTCATATTTACGTTGTTTAATGATCTCTGTCTTAAGCTGTTTTAATTTAAATTGCTGGCCGCAGCGATCACATTCAGCAATCGCTATCTTGCCGGATGCGTACCGATTACCCATTAGTAACCCCCGCCACTTCCAATAAACATTGGCCTAGGAACAAGGCGAAGCGGAGCTTTTTCTCTGTCTTCACCAGCAGCAGTTTCAAAAGCCTCGTCGTAAATCTGTTTAAGCATCTGAATGCGGGGCATCAATTCAGGTACTTTAATAGCTATGTGATACGCCAAACCAGCTACAAGGCATGGCAAAAAGCGAAAGTTCATGTCAGCAGTCTCAACACCAGCGCCAGCATCCTGCACTCTACGCAGTCGGTAGTACACAAACTGATATGGGGTAGTGTTATCTGGCGTAGGCCAAAGAGTTACAGCGGGGAGTTGAGGTACAAACACCGCAGTGCCGTCTACTTGGGCTGCTGCTGTTGTATAGTTTTGACCACGGAAAACACCGCCCAGTACATTACCGCTAACAAAGGTGTAATAGATGTCTTCTGTGCCTAGACGGATAAATCCAGATCCAGCTAGTCCAACTACCGTGTTAAGCGTTATTGTTGTTGCCGTGGAGGTGATAGCTCCATCTAAAACCGCAGTCGTTGGGTTAGTTTCGCCAGACAAACGTTGAATCCAGACTTGGATTGGGCGAGCTTGGCTAAGTTTATTTGGAATAGTGGCGTAAGTTGAGACACTAATACGTGAGACAGTTAAGTCTGCTTGCGTAGACGCAGTGTTAGACCCAGTACGGATTACATGTTCTAACAAATCAATGGTGTCAGTTGGCAGTGCGTACGTGGCTAAACCGGCGGTCAAGTTAATGATCCCCTGCTCCATTGTCCACATGTTAATGCCCTTGTTCTGCCACTCAACAGTCATTAGGTTCATAGAACGACGTGCTGTACGCAGGTCATAGCCAGAACGCATTTCCCGTCCAGCCCTCTCCCACGCTTCCTCGGCAATCTCCGTGAAGTCCATATTGAATAGGGTTGAGCCGGTAGTGGTCATCTAAATCCTGCCGTTTTCTTTGCTATTGCTTTAGGTTGAGCTACAAACTGTTTACCAGCGGCTTTACCAGCACGTTTGGCTTTGGTCGTAGCTGCGTATTCTTGTGATGACAATGACTTAATAGCCTTCTCAGGCAAGTACCTCTCACCTGTTTTACTTGACGGCTTTCCACTCTTGGTGCGCCATTTCTGGTCGCCCCAGTTTTTGAGGGATTGCTGTGGGGCTTTAATCACGATACCCGCCGCCAGCTTTTTTCTACCTTTGTGCAACCATTTGGGCTTTTCTGGCTGACCATCTCGTGCGCCTGTACCTGCTGTAGCTTCTGCTTTTACCGCGTTAAAGATGCGTTTACGTAACTCTGGCTTGGTGTAGTTACCTGCGGAGTTAACCGTAGACTTACCGCCTTCTGCCATCTTCTTAGGCTTAATCCCTTTATCCTTCATAGCAATAGCAGTAGCCGCTTGTTGCGCTAGACCGCCACTTTTATAAGAAGCTGTTTTAGCGGCATTAGCAAAGTCACTCTTCTTAGGTGCACCAGCAGAACCTGCGCTACGCATCTTCTCACCAGAACCCGCCGCAATACGTTTCTTCTTTGCGGCAATGTTGGCATAAAGACCGCCGCCAGCCATCGTTACGTCTTTAGAAGATTTCATTTGATACAGCCTTACTTTTTACCTAAAAACATCTTATCAACCATCTTTATCCGTTGGGGTTTGGTTGTAACTTTGTTAATAATGGCCAGTCGTTTAGGTTCACTTGCACCATAAAACCCAGACTTCTTTAAAGACTTAGTTACATCTTTAACACTACCGCCTTTAGCATATTGCGTAAAGTCAGTATCGTCACGGCGAGCCTTACGCTTTCCCTTTGGCATCTTACTTGGAAGAACAGCTCCCATACCGCGACTAGAAATCATGATTTAACACATCTTTCCACGCGTTTTACCGCGCTGGGCAATACCATCGGCTCGCCTAGAAGCAGTTAAGCCGCCACCGGCCTTCTTAACGGTCTTCTTGGGTGCAGCTGAACGGCCATCAACATCTTGAGGTGGCTTCATACCTTCAGTAAAGATGCCACGATTCATTTTGCGCTCATAGTCAGCTAGCTCTTTGGCTGTAGGGCCACCCTGACCGCCACGGCCAGCACCAGCTTTTTCCCGAGCTCTGTCTTCAAGCTCAAGCTCCATGTCGGTGATACCTTTGTATGTGTATGGGGTTTCAGCCATATCAGCTCCTTACTTAACCTTACCGCCATGCTTAAGCATAGTGCCTTTGGTTTTGCCTTTAACAGCAATACCATCGGCGCGCTTAGAAGCAGAGCCGCCAGATGCCATCATTTTTGATTTCATC